CGGGATGATTTATAATTAGAGGATCGATAATAACTATTGGCTTTACTCTACTAAGATCAATCTTTTTAAATTGATCTCTAAATAGTAAGTTATCATCTACATAAATATACTCACAATGCTTGTTTGCTATTTCAATAGTAGTGTCTGAAGAACCAACAACAGCCATATGTGTCTTATGTTGGTGCGTTTTCATCAAATCCATAACCTTATCCATCCAGACTGCAGAGATAGCAACTCTTTTTTCAAGAGTATCTATTAGTGATGGATCGTGCATATAGTGTTCTAGAACTATTCTTTCTGCAGGACCATTTCCTTCATCTCCCCATCTTCCAGCAACAAGGTTTACACCAATTCTTCCAGGAGCAAATCGGTTTAATGTTTCACAAATTTTAGCAGCATAGTCAGGGCTTGTTCCGTATGCTGGCAAAGCAATTGTCATAATTAGTTGGTTTGTTTTTTGTAGCGCTTCTTGTATAACTAAGGAAAAGTCTATGCCTCCTGGACCGTAAGGAAGCAAAACAGATTTTACATTAGCATCATCTAGTTCTGTGGCCATCTTAAGGATTCCATTAAGATCTAGGTTTTCAATACTGTCATTTATCTGCCAGTGCCTTCTCCACATCCAGTGAAATGTTATGGGCTTATTTATATTATCCATTTTTTATTACTCTTCCTTTTGTTTTAAACCAAGACCCTATCTTGGCCTTTGCTACTTTGCTTCTTAAAAGTTCTCCAAATGTTTCATGTGATATATCTGATCCAAGATACTCCTGACCAGTTTCAAGGTCTATCAGTTTCCATTTGCCAGGTGCTTTTGTGTGCAAGATCAAATCGATTGGATGATCGTAATCATTTACCTCAGAGCCATCTAAAAGTTTTCTTTTCTTTTGATTTGGTTCTGAGTTATTTGTCATTATTCAATTATACACTATGGGATTGTAAACCAAATTGGCACGGTATATCTTACACCAGACAGGACTTCTTTTACTTCATGGGCATAGTACATATTTCCAGGGAACATAATGAGGTCACCAATCTTAGGCTTAATAGTAACATCGTGTGTTGCAAAACTTAGTTCCCCACCCTCATAGTCATCATTAAGATATATAAGTGTAGGTAGGTGGTTGTCCGTTACCCATCCGAGATCGTCAACATGTAGGGCTAGTTTGGTACCCTTGTCCCATCTTGCAATGTTAAGATAGTCAAGATCTTTCTTCTTTATATTTTCATGGTTATATGCTTTTTTAACTTCATCTAAAACTCTACCGAATATGTTATATTTATCTATAACGCCCTGATAGTTGTGAATCCATGCAACAGGATTATCTTTGTCGTCTTTTTGAGAAACAAAACTAATTCTTCTAGTTTCTTGAATATGGCTAAGAAGATAGTCAATCTCTTCAGAAGAAAGAAAATTTGGTATAACTTTTATGTTGTCTGCAGAATTGCCGATTTTTTGAAAAAATTCAAGATACGCTGGGGTTCTTTCGATTTCTCCTGGGTGGTTTCCCACTGCTTGATTGTTAACTATGTATGCCATATAACCATTATACACTACGAAAAAATCTTTAAAGTTCGGCGCAAAATAGAAGTTATAAACCTCTATATGCCCTATACGGGCACTATTGGTGAGTAGCCTTCATATGCCGAGCAAGGGAATCATGCCCAAAGATACCCCATCTAAGATCCCATTCCTTCTTACAAATTGGACAGACTATTATCCTCATCACTCTCCCAAATCATTAGACATCTTGTACAGGTAATCCCATGCTCTCTCATATACCAAGTATGGTCACACCTAACAACATAATCCTTGCCCATACCCTTACGCTTTAGTTGTTGTCTGAACTTTCCATTAGGATCGTGAATGTGGCAAAAATGATTTGAGCCAGTTGTATTTGCAAAGCAGGTTTTGCCATTATTCTTTTTGGCATAACACTTTCTCATTGGCGATGTCTTTTCTTATTACCATACCTAGCCTTAACCTCAGCCTTAGCCTGTTCTACAATGGCGTTCGTAATGTCTTCAACAGTAAACTCTTGATCGAAGGTTTCTTCAGTATCCACCTAGGCACTCATTTCTTGTATGGTATAGACGAATCTTGGTCATAGTTTTTTTGTTCGGGGCACTGAGAGGTTCACCGCATGCAGCACACTCCATGTCCCATTCGCCAGAAAAGAAGTCATATCGTAATCCTTTTGTGCGATTATATTTTTCTATACGAAATGCTGTAAATGGGTCAGGTATCTCCATATTGATCATATCTTAATTATAGCCTGGTTTGGCTGGTTTGTCAATGTATGGATTTATCTAGCATGGCATTATAAATGTCATATAGTTTGGATAGGTCTGTATCTTCTATATATTTTCTAATCATCTCATACTCTCTAACCTTCTTGCTAGATATCATATGGCCATGTTCAGCGTAGTCCTTAAGTCGACCAGACTCATAGCCCTCAGTGATGATCTCAACATCCATCTTAATGGCTATGGCCTTGATCGTTTCAACGGGGAAATTTATTAGTCTATCGTAATCTATTATAATATCAAATTGATCAATCATAGTCATATCATCTGTGCCAGTAAAGTACTTAGAGTAATCGTTTAGCCAAAGACTCCTTAAATTATTATTAACTAACTTGTCTAAAGTAGTACTTGAGGTATCGTAAAAGTATCTCATAGAAACCTCAGATGCCAGAAACTCTACTGGATCTCTGGCTATCGTTATCATTTTGTTATTTTGAAGAGTATGAAACCTTTCCACAAACAAACCAGTATGTTGTAGTATCCTGTCTTGAAGATAGTTTGAGCCAACTCTAGGCAGGGTAACTATCGAATAATCCATAAAACCATTCTAGCATATTCTGCGGGGGATAAAGTATAATAGACTAATGACCCTACTATATATACTCTATAGCCCTGTGTATAAGGCTGTCAAAATAGGGATATCTGATGTCTCAGGTAGAAGGTTTGCAAGCCATAGGACCAAGGGTTGGATATTGATTAAGTATTGGGCATTTTCCGAACGGGATAAAGCAAGAGCAATAGAATCCCTAGTAGTACAAACCCTTACTTCCAAGTATGGACATTTCCTGGATAAGGCGGATATGCCACAAGGGGGTTATACGGAGACATTTGATGCGTCGAAGATAACTCGAAAAGGTTTGATCCGTATGGTCAATAGGGCTATAAAGGATGTATCGTAATCTTTATTTACCCTGGCATTTTGGACACTTGGATGTAGGGTTTGAGGTTCCATAAGGTACTTGGAACATACCCCCACAGTCAAAGCATAAGACATCTAACATTATCCAGTCATCCTTATCTGTTGTAGGTAGGCCATATAGTTAAGAAATATGAATAGGCCAAGCATGATGATTAGGAAAGGTTTCATACATAAAGTATATCAGAGTTATCCACAGGTTGGACAGTAGTATGGAGCATCAGGCTTATCTGGATCGATAGCCAATAGGTAGTAACATTGAGTGCATTTAATGTCACTGAGTTCGTGTTCTGTTGTTGGGTCTGTTGTCATATGTTTAGTATATCATGGTTTTCAACAGAGTTATCCACAAGTTATCCACAGATTAATCTTACTGATAATATTATTAGACACTCTAGAAGTGGAGCATTGTGGAGGATAGTGGAGTAGGGAGCGCTTTTAACGATGCGTTCGTAATCTTTTTTTGGAGAGAGGGGCCTTATCACAAAACCTTCATATTGTCAAACCTCAAACCTTCCTATCCCGCTGCGGATGATATCACAGATATAATGGTTTGTCAAGTCCTTTCAAACCTTAAAACCCCATAAAAAAATCTCCCAAAACCAGGGAGAAATTGTCGATAATCGTAATGTTTTTTTAACAAACCTTTATGTTATTTAAAGAAACCAGGAGATAATGGTTTGTTATTCTATAGGGGTTTGTTCTTGTATGGTTTGCTCTTGATCCCCTGGGATTTCGCCTTCGGCGAAGCGGCCTGTGGCCTGCTCAATTTCACGGGCCTGCAAAAATTCGGGGGTAAATGTAAAGAATCTATTCAAACCTATAGCATGTGTAACAGTAACAAATGAGTTCCACATGTTATCTGAGAAAGCCTGATATTGTTTAGGATCTCTTTTGGCATATTCTGCAAAGTGATGTTTAGGGCTCATATATTTATTATAACACCATATAAAAGGGTTTGACAAACCTTACAAACTATGGTATAAGTTCAGCAGGGGGAAAGATTTGAAGGTTCGTAATGTCCTGGTTTGGGGATATAAAGGTTTGGATCGTAATAAGGTTTGGTGGTTTGACAATTTGATAAAAGTATGGCACGTGCCCTTTCGGGTCACTGATTATTCGTCAACAAAAATATCTTCAAGTCGTGCGTAGCCTTCGTCTTGAATTCCCAAACCTTCAATAAACAAATCCCAAGTTTCGTTGATGTATTGTTCTAGTGTTGGTGTGTGATTAATTATTCCTTCAGCAAAACCAAAAGCAAGTGGCAAACCTAAATCGTTATACTCCATAAAATCTGACCACTCGTCATCCTTTTTAAAATTAACCCATAGTTGTCCAAGGATTAAAGCCTTGCTATCAAAATCCGTTGTTGGCATAATTTGTTCCTTCCTTAGTTTCTTTGGCTGACTCTGCTATTACCTGTAATCGATTATACACTACATAGGGCTGAGATTTTGCTAAGTATTCCCCGACCAATTCCAAATCAACTCTGAGGTCAGCAATAATGTTGCCCATTTTATTGGCAATCTTTTCCTCATCTGTAATTCGTCTGCTTATACGCATAGTTCTCCCTTGTATCCATTGTATCAAAAAGTGGGGGAAAGAGCAAGCCCCACGCCTGCCCCTTCCACCCGATTAATCTAGGTGACCCAATACCTAGATTTGCTCAACTAAATCTGCAACACCACTGCGGGTTGGCCGATAGGCCTCAACAAATTTATCAAAGGGCACAGAGACATTATCAGTAACAGTCTTAGTAACAAAGTCGACTAGGACCGTTTTCTCACCTAGGTCCAGGCCATCATTGTCAATTGCATATATACCAAATCCGTGCTCATCCAATACTGAACCATTAATAAGATAACTTATGATCATCCGTGTTCCATATGCTGAATCAAACCATCTAGGCTTTGAATGCTGCAGCGCCATTGCTAGGTCCCGCTGCCATTCGGTCTCGCCCCAATGACTATAGAGAACTACCCTAGGGCCCTTCTCACTGTCTTGAAATACATAGTTAATCCGTGCTCCCATTAGTCTTGCTCCTCATCTAGGTCGCCCTCAAAGTCAATGACAACCTTAGATACACGGCCATCATCATTTAACTGAATATACACAGGGTAGTATCCGTCACCATAGCCCGTATTAAATACAATTGCTTTACCAATGCCTAGTTCTCCAGCATTATTGGCAAGCGTTGTAGCACTGGCACCCTGATAAGAGTATTCATACATCTTGCCTTCTAGGTCCCATTCCTCGCCTTCGTTAGTATTCCAGCCGTCAAGGTAGCAAGGGTCTCCCACCATTGCTTGACCGCTGTCCACAGCGAAGGAGCCTACTAATCTTAGTTCATCTATTACTATTTGTGTCATTTTGTTTCCAATCCTACTAGGGTCATTTCTTCAAGTGTAGCACACTGAGGGCATTTTGGCAAGTCTGCCTCATCAAAGGCATCTCTAACAGTATTATCAGGGTCCTCAAACTCTGCTCCACAGTTCTCACAGTAGAACCAGTTATAACTAACTCTGATTTGAATTGTTGTGTTGGGTGGGCAAGGAACTTCAGTAATGAAGTATCCTAGTCTATTTACAAATCCCCAGCCGCTCCAGATATATGAGCCACCATCGTCGCCATCACCATACATCCAGATACGGTCCTCTGGCTGCTCTTTAACAAAGGCAACCTCATCGC